ACTTGACATAGAGCAAGATTTGGATTACCTTTGAGTTGAGGATAACAAAGCACTAACAAAGATAGCGATGGCACGAAAGGTTAAGCCAAAACATGGGAAAGGTCTAATGAATCAGTTTGAGAAAGGTGAGTCGGGAAACCCTAAGGGCAGGCCCCGCAAACTGGTCTCTCATGTACTTGCTGAGTTAAAAGAGAAGGGTGTTGATCCGGTTAAGCCTGTTGACATAGTGGCGATATACGAGCAACTCCTGAATGTTACTCAAGAAGAGATTACAGACCTTGTTAACGACGTTGACGCTCCCTACTCTATCAGGTTGGTGGCTGCAGCGATGACACAGAAGAACCGAGGATTTGAGATCATTGAACGTATGATCGACCGAGCACACGGCAGGCCAAAGAACGAACTTGAGTTAGGCGGGAAGATGGAGCCGTTCTTAGCTCTAATGAAGGCCGCTACAGCCGAGGGTCCTCCAAAAGACGAAGCAGATGAAAAGAAAGACTAAACTATTATCAATCCTTTATCTCAACAATATCATATTCATAGCATTACTTGTAATATTCTCATGTGAGAAGGAAGTTATCACTGAAGACCCTGACTGTTGGGCTTGTACATTCTACAAGAGTGATCCCTTCCCTGTGTATATGTGTGGTTATGACTCTCTACAGATCGCTGAGTTTGAGAGGGTTACGATGAACTATGATAAGGAGACAGAGATATGGAGAAATATCAAATGTGTTAAACTTAAGAGCGAATGACAAAGCAGAGAAAGAAAACATTCCTCAATAGACTCCCTGAGTGGGTCTTAAATATAGGGTTCACCATTGAGTATTACTTTGGTGGGCTCAGGTCTATGTGGATATGTAAGTTCAGACCAATCAAGAAAGCTGCAATCTTCTATGGCCATAAGTCAGGAGACTTCGCTATACGGTACGCTCACAGGCGTCACCGTAAGTGGAAACAGAAATGGGATGGCAAAGGCCGGGTTCAGGCAGTGGTCATCTTTGAGAAGACCAGACTTGTTGTATGTTCGGAGCTTGAAGTAAAAAGGTTTCAGCACGCAGGTATTATCGACAAACATCTTGTAGCCCGGAATGTAGTTAAGAGGGCGGTCTACAACACCAAGAGGGGTGCGAAATAATGGAACAAGAAGAGTTTGTTAAGGCTGAATGGAAAAAGAACTTCTGGAAGTGGAGAAGGGACTGGAATCTATTCGCCACAGAAGCTCTTCATGTATCACTAGACCCGGAACAACAAGAGATACTCTCAGCGGTACAGAACAGTAAGATGATAGCTGTCGCATCGGGAACAGCGAGAGGTAAAGACTATGTGGCTGCAGTAGCGGCCATTTGTTTTATGTACCTGACTCCGGAGTGGAATGAGAAAGGTGCTCTGATTAAGAATACTAAGGTGGCCCTGACGGCTCCTACAGGCAGGCAGGTAAGTAATATCATGTACCCTGAGATCGTTCGGATATTCAATAGCGCTCAATCTTTACCGGGCAGACTGGTAGGTAATGATATCAGGACCAGTAACGCTGAGTGGTTTCTAACAGGCTTTAAGGCAGATGACAACAACACCGAGGCATGGTCCGGGTTTCATGCTGTAAACACTATGTTTGTAGTTACCGAGGCGTCTGGTATCTCCGAGAAGACCTTTAATGCGATAGAGGGCAACCTGCAGGCCAATTCTAAGATTCTCATCGTGTTCAATCCGAACAATATGATCGGTTATGCAGCTCGAGCAATGAGCTCTTCAAGATGGAATTCTTTCCGGTTAGACGACCTGACGGCACCTAATGTTAAGCAGAAGAGAATGGTATTTCCGGGGCAGGTTGACTATGAGTGGGTTAAAGACAAGGTGGGTACGTGGTGTGAGATAATCCAAGAGCGAGACTTTAATGAAGGTAAGGGTGACTTCAAGTGGGAAGGTAAGCTGTATAGGCCCAACGACTTGTTCAGGGTAAAGGTACGAGGAATGTTCCCTGAGGTGAGTGAAGATGTTCTGATACCCTACTTATGGGTGGAGATAGCAATGAAGAGATGGAAACTATTCAAAGCGGAAGGCAGGCGGCTTGAGGGGTATAGAAAGATCGGGGTTGACATAGCAGGCATGGGCCGGGACAGTACAGTGATGTGTCACAGGTTCAGAGACCATGTGAAAGAGTTCGACGCTTATCAATCAGGAGGTGCGGCAGACCATATGAAGATGGCAGGTATCGTGAAGAACTGGTGTACAGGGAAGAATCAGGCGTTTATTGATACCATAGGTGAAGGCGCCGGTGTTTACTCCCGTCTCGTTGAGTTGGGACTTAAAGCAAAGGTGTATTCTGTTAAATTCAGTGAAGGTGCCGCTGATCTTACGGATAAAACAGGTGAGTTCGAGTTTGCGAACATGAGAGCTTACCTATTCTGGGCTGTAAGGGACTGGCTGAACCCTGCATTTGATTCAAAGGCCATGCTGCCACCCAACCAAGAGATGCTGAAGGAGTTGATTGAGATAAAGTATAAAATACAAAGCAACGGGAAGATAATAATTGAACCCAAAGAAGACATCAAAGAGAGATTAGGCCGGTCAACGGATTATGCGGACGCTCTCGCAAACACCTTCTACCCGGCGACTAGCGGCGGTTCAATGAGTATGCAAGATTTAAGTGGAATTGTCCCGTAAATATATTAACTTTATCAAAAATACATTATAATGGATTACTTGGAAATTATTTCAGAACAAGATGCAAAGAAAATCCAAGAGCTATTCAGTAGCCAAAAGCCGGAATTTACCATCACTTCAGAAGATAGCCTGACCCAATACAAGGTGGCAAGCCATCCTATTTTCGACGAAACTGTCCGCCCAAAGAAGATAATCACAAAAGATACAGGAAGAACTAATGACGCAGGCGCAGCTATCACCTCAAAGGTCTCTATTGATGTAGCCAGAGTGGGCCTTCCGTTTCAGAAGGTTATTGTTGAGCGGCGAGTCGGTTTCCTGTTGAGTGAGCCTGTAGTGACAGAGGTAATGTACGGTGAGGATGATACTTCAGAGCAAGAGCTTGTGGCTCTTATTGATCGACTTCAGAACGACAATAAGATGGACTACAAGAACAAAGAGATCGCCCGGAGAATGATGAGCGAGCTGCAATGTGCTGAACTATGGTACTTTGTAGAGAACGCTAACCCGGCCATAAAAGGGAAGTTCACCCTTAGAGTTAAAATACTCTCACCTGATCTTGGTGACGAACTCTTTCCTTTATTTGATGCGTCAGGTGATATGGTTGCCTTTGCCCGTGGGTACAAGGTGAAAGAAGAAGATAAGGAGATCGACCACTTTGATGTGTACACGAGCGAGTTTGAATACAAGTACGCTCTAAGGGATGGTAACTTAGACCTAGACCCTCTGATAGAAGGCCCGAACCCGATACCAAATCAAATAGAAAAGATTCCTATCATATACCATACGCAACCCGAGCCTGAATGGCATGACGTGGAAAGTATGATCGAACGACTTGAAACAATCGTATCTAATCACGCAGACACCAATGATTACTTCGGTAGTCCGATACTTGCCGTATCAGGTGAAGTGCTTGGCTATGCGTCGAAGGGAGAATCAGGTAAAATCATACAGCTCGCTAATGGTGCGCAGGCTAATTACTTAGCGTTATCATCTGAGCCTCAGTCTATTAAGATGGAGAAAGACAATCTTCAGGAGTATATCTACGCTATGAGTCAGACGCCAGACATTACGTTTGAGCAGATGAAGCAGATCGGTCCGGTTTCCGGGGTAGCTCTCAGGTTGATGTTTCTTGACGCCCATATGGCAGTAAAGAGCAAGGAGGAAATCTTCGGCATTGGTCTTCAGCGAAGACTTAACCTGATCAAGGCTGCTATAGGTAAGGTGGTTGATACCTCCAAGGCCAAGGCTGCAGAGATAGTACAGGTTAAGCCAATCATTACGCCTTATATCCCTGAGAACGTAACTGAGATGATCGATAACCTTATCACGGCAAAGAGTACTGGAATTATAAGCACCGAATCTGCAGTAGAACAGAACCCTCTTGTCGTAGATACTGAAATCGAGATGGAACGTATAGATAAAGATGAGGCCGCAAGCCTAGTAGGAGAAGTAGGGCCAGAGCAAATTGTACCCGGTAAAAAGAAGGAGAAGTCATGACAGAATATACACTAGCCGAGCACGTATCGGGAGATAGTTTTCTAGGACTTAACTTTGATCTTTCAAACGAGTTAGGTCAGATCGATATCACGGATGCCGTAATCGAATTGACTACAGACCGGGACAATAGCGCTAATAAGCTATCAGTAGCGGGAGGACATATAGAGATTACCGATGGGCCCGGTGGGCTGTTTGGTATAAAAGAGCAGAAGATCGAGTGGGAGCCTCACCAATACACCTGCCTGTTAAGAGTTCAGCTTGTCGGCGGGAGAAAGAGGACGTATGCGAAGATAACATGGCCAATAGTTTAAGTTATGGCGGATACATTAGTGATAGAAGTAATTGAAGAAATACCTACCTTAGAGGTGGTTATTCCTTGCGTCAAAGTGACCGTGAGCCCTACAGCGCCCACAGGCCCGACAAAAGGCGACCTTTGGGTGGATACGACATAATAGTTAATCTTTAAAATTAGAAACAATGAGTGCAACAAATCAATTCGAGACAGATTTATTGGAACTGCTTTTCAATAACACTGACATCGCAAACATCGGTGACGGCACCGGAATCCAAGGTGGAACTGAAGGGAGTTTTTACATAGCCCTTTATACTGTTACACCTTCTGACTCAGCAGCAGGAACCGAGTGTACCTACACTGGTTATGCAAGAGAGGCAGTAGCTAGGAACTCAGGTGGATGGACAATAGCAGGCGATAATGCCAGTAATGCAGCAGCTATCACATTTGGTGAGTGTACTGCGGTTCCTGAAGATGCAGTAGCCTTTGGTATTCATACTGCCATAACAGGTGGCGACCTATTATTCTGGGGTGCTCTTGGAGCAACTCTGAGTATTACTGCCGGTGTGATACCTGAATTTGCTATAGGCGATCTGGATATCAACGCCGACTAATCAGGGGAGACCTTGACGTTCGATGAAGCATACTACCTTTCTGATCTGCAAAAGGTCGGGCATCCTCATTATGCAGCAAGAGCTCAGTGGGTAATAGATAATTATGCAGGGAAAAGAGTCATCGAGCTTGGTTGTGGTTTTGGTCAAGTCATTAAGTCACTGAGAGATGTAGGGATAGTCGCTTGGGGTGTTGATGCAAGTCAATATGCCATTGATAATACCGACGCTCCCGGTTTTGTGTTTCATGTTACTGCAGGAGATTCTGACCTTAAGCGTCAGGACTTTTGTGTTTCATGGAACTTTCTTGATTGTCTTAATAATGAAGCTGAAGCCGAGCTTATTTGCGACAAGCTCAACGGATGTACAACAAACTTTCACGTTCTCTGTACGGACGATGGAAGCCCAGACGCAGCCAACTACATAGCTAATGGTTATTTCATTAAGCCAATGTCCTATTGGTTAAACTTGGTTGATAGCGATGTCATTCTGATAAACTACCATACAGGAGATGTATTCAATGGCGATGGTCCAATAAATATACCCCTGAATTGGGGAATGATAAGTAAGTAATGGCTTTAATACCGCAAGTAAATAGTCGAATAGCAAACGCAACGGAAACGTGGCAATGGGCCTGCGCTGTTGATGGCGATGGTTGGGCTCCGACTGATGAATTCATACTTGCGACTTATGCTACAGACAATACACCTCACTCCGGAACGGCGGGTATTAACTTTAAGTTACAGTGGAGGCGAGCAGGAGGAACCTTTGCTGACGTAGGTGCTGATACAGAAATATGTTGGGGGACAGGAACAGGGCTTGTTGATGGTACGGAAGGTACAGGAAACCCTGCGGGCTGCTTGTCTCAGCAGTTTGTTGGAGAGAATGAAGGAGACAACTCGTACACCAATTCCCTAAAGGTTAGCTCAGGGAACATTATTGAGATACAGTGGGCCTTGGGTTGTGGCTCTGGCGTTCAGTCAGAACAGGAATACGAGTTTCAACTCGTCGATGTAACAGGCAGTAACACAGCCGTTTGTAACGTATCCTTAACAACTGCAGTAGGGGCCACATATGAGTACGCAGACGGAATAGCCACGATCACGTTCGACTCAACTATTGCAGACCTTAAAGGTAGAGGCAGAATAGACGGAACCGGCACAATTACTTTCGGTGTAGAAACGGCTAATCTGGTTGGCCGGGGAATGATCGATGGTGTTGGTACAATAACCTTTGGCGTGGAGACAGCCAATCTGGTTGACTCGGCCTCAGGCCCGGTGACAGAATACATAAAAGGTACGGTCGGAATGCTCGTCGATGAGGATTTTGAGCGATTTGATGAACTTGATATTATCACAGATGACGCTGATTGGGAGTTAGAGCTTGGGTCGCCTACCGTATTTATCTTAGCTGATAATAAAGTACTTGCCAGTAATGATTCAGGGGAAACCCACACATATAATACAAGTACAGGTCAGATAGGAAATTCATTTACCCAGATAGAAGTAAAGCAGGTAGGGGGTACGACTTGGGGAGGCTTGCAGATAAGAGTTGACGATAGTGGTGGGGATTTATCATGTTGGCAATTAGCTTTTGCCTCTAATGGAATGAGACTGTCTCACTGGTGGAATGGGGCTTGGAACTCAGGGCAATATCGGGCGGTTGGGTTTGAAGTAGGAGATATTTTAAGGCTTGAAGCTATAGGGCAAGAAATAAGTCTATTTGTTAATGGTAGTCTTTATACTTTATTTGACACCGAGCTGCCGGGAGGTAGAGCCATAAAGACTGAGGTGAAGGCAGTGGGTTATGGTGGAATAATTTGTGGATACGACACAGTTACTCCGGCCAGTCGTACTTACATAGATAATTTTAAGTTTGGTGTTCCGTTCGGATTCTCTTGCTCTGGAACATTAAGTGCAAAAGGCCGCCTGAGAGCATATACGGTAGGAGAAGACATTCTTACTAACGGTGATTTCTCAAGTGCGACAGGATGGAGCATTAATAACCCAACAAATGCTTCTATCAGTGATGGTAAGGCTCATTTTCACTTGTCGACAGCGGAAGAATCGGTCTATATAATGCACCAAGTTAATGCAGGGATTGCTAATAATACACTGCATGAAATCAGATGTTTTGTCAATAGTATAGATGTTGGTTCATTAAAGGCACGCTGTAACGCAGGGAGCGGGTTTTATGCCCCTGATTTTAAGGTAGGATATAATTCAAATATCCATATGTCGGGGGACTTAAACCAACGGCTTTACTTTTCTGGATATGGTTGGACTGAAGCAGAAGTTGAATGGGTCTCTGTTAAACTTGCTACACCTACTTGCCAATTAGCATTTTCTTGCTCGGGAACTTTAAAAGGTAAAGGGGTTCTAAGGTCAGGGGTATTAGGAGCAGAAAAGATTACAGATGGTGATTTCTCAAGTGATTCCGAATTTCAATATGGGTCTGGTATTACATATAGCTCAGAGGCTATGCACTATGATGGTGTAACTAATTATGGATATATCATTCAAGAGCAAGGTGATACAATTAGTGGAATCGAAGTAAATACTGATTACACCATTTCATTCGATGTATCAGGGAGTACTGGGGTAGGGTTGCGTTTTATAATAGAGTCAGATGATAATGTATCATATGTAGCTACTGATAATTATGCAAATGGGCATCATTCCGTTGATTTTAGAAGTCCGTCAGATATTGGTACAGGAGGTCTAAAAATATTATGCTATGATAGTGGTGAGGCGGGAACCATTGACAATCTTTCCATTAAACCACGTACAGTTGATTCTATTACATTCACCTGCTCGGGTACGCTCAAAGCAAAAGGTCGGTTACTTTCATTTACATTAGGCTCGGAGTTAATACCGAATTCTGAATGTGATGATACTGGTTATTGGCTTGAGAATACTGGATGGTCTATTGTTGATGGGAGGCTTTATAATGATGGGTCAGGTTCTTATTCTTCCTGCGAGCCTTCAAATCCAGAACCAGAGGCATCAATGACAGCAGGGTTTCTATATCGGTTGGGGGTAGACATTGAATATGTTTCGGGAAGTTTAGAAAATACAATACTTAATGAAGTATATCCACAAGCAACTGGAAGATTTGAGCGAGCAATAAAAAACGATGGAAGTGGATATTTCTTTATCACTTGGGAGTATTGGAGTGGGTATCTCGATAATGTTAGTGTCAAAGAAGCCACTCCTAACTGTCAGTTAGCATTTACCTGTTCAGGTACATTAAAAGGAATAGGTGTTCTGAACTCATGTACGCTTGGAGTGCAGAGAATGACGAATAATAGTTTTGACACGGATTCTGATTGGACTAAAGATGCTAACTGGACGATTGTTGACGGAAATGCTGTTGCATCAACAGTAGTGAACACTGCTAGTATATATCAATTTGATGGTTGGGTTGAAGGGGACCGATATAAGAGAGCAAGAGTAGAAATACGAGTTGTAGAACATACTGTTGGGAATCTTCGTGCTCGAGTAGGTAGTTCAGGTAATTTATTGTTTTTCACGGAAGCGACGGGAAGACACGTTGGGTCTAGGCTGTTAAGCAGTAATCCATCTTTCGGAACTGGCTTAATGGGAAGTGATGGTTACACAGGAAAAACAGGCTGGATTGCTGTTTGGGAACAAACGGTTAATTGCAACCTTGTATTTGCTTGCTCAGGTACGCTTAAGGGCAAGGGCTCAATGAAGTCCTATACTTTGAGTGCCGAAGTATTAACAGACCCCGGATTTGACAATGCTCCAAGTTGGTCTGTTGGCGCAGGGTGGACGTTAGCAGACAGTAAAGTAACTGGTGTAGCCGCCACAGGGGATGTTTCAAATAGCAGTCACGGAGAGTTGGAAGGCGAGGTACTTAGAATTGAAACTGTTTGTTCTGCTTTTACATCAGGGGTAGCAAGATGGTTGTTTTTTGGTGGAGATATAGGCACTCATATAGACGGACCTGCGGATATAGGCTCTACCATTGATATTATAAGGAATACTGACACCGGTAATGGGACATTCGGAATACAAGACGTAGGGGCGTTTACCGGAGCACTCGACAGTATATCTATTAAAAAATATGAGAACATTTCCACTATTACATTTGGTTCATCAGTAGCTAATTTGGTAGATAGTGCGGCAGGAACATCATTGACCGATGGAGCAACTACGATCACATTTGGTAGTTCGACTGCCGTCTTGAAGGGGCGGACGTTAATGCACAACCTGACATTGGATTCTGATATCGTTATAAATGGAAGTTTCGATACAGATACCGATTGGAATAAAGGAACTGGTTGGGCTATTGATGCAGATGAAGGCAAGGCGGTGGCGACTAATATTGCTCCTTATGCTGCAATATCACAAAACACTACAGGCTCACCCGCAGCGGGAGATCATTGGAGAAGTGTACTTCATGTATCAGAGATTGACCACCTATCCCAAGCAGCATATATAGACGTAGGGTTTTGTTCTCATTATCATGTAGCAGCGGAGATGTATCAACGTAATGGTATATACCCATTTCATTTCCATATCATCTCTGTTCCAAATGATAATATTCTCATAAGGAATGGTGATAATTCAGATAATATATCATTTAAGGCACTATCCATAACTCTTCAAAAAGTAACGGATGTTAGCTGTAAGCTGACCTTTGCTTGCTCCGGTACATTAAAAGGAAAAGGAGAGATGCACTCGTTTACCCTTGGAGCAGAGGAAGTTACGAACGGTGGGTTTGATGCTGATACAGATTGGAATACAGATGATGCAGGTTGGTCAATATCAGACGGTGAAGCTCACGCTGTAGCTACATCAGGATATATTTATCAATCGGATATTCTCGTTGTAGGGGCGCTTTACAGGAGTGTTTTTAATGTAACCGAGTATACCTCAGGGAATGGTGTAAGGGTAGGGTTTGGTTCAACTGTTTTAGGTGCGTCCAGAGCAGTCGTTGGTAGGTTTGTTGATCATGGCTATTGTTCTGGAACGAATACATTGTACATGGACAATGACGGAACAAGTACGTTGTCTATAGATAATGTTTCCTTGAAAGAAGCCACACCGAATTGTTCGTTTGGATTCTCTTGTTCAGGTACTCTAAAAGGGCGTGGAAGTCTACGAGCCAACGAGCTTGGACTTGAAATGCTTTCTGAAAGTGAGTTTGATACTGAAGTTAATTGGGGGCATGATTCTGAGTGGTCTATTGCAGCAGGGAAAGCTACTTACGATTATACAGGCAATGGAAACCTGTATCAAACAGGCGGAATCATTACCGACTTTCTACCGAACCGATCATACAAGTTTGATTTTGAAGTAGCCATTGCATCAGGGAACGCTAACCTGAGAATGGCTAATGGTAATCAAGTCGTAGTATTTATTCCATACGCAAACTTCTCGGATGGTGTACATGAGGTGGATGTGAGGACGGGGGATAGTATAGGTATCGGAGGATTAAGCATTAGAGCTACAACGAATGGAACGAGTGGCTTTGACTTAGAATATGTTTCGATTAAGCCCTACCAAAGAATAGAATTTCATTGCTCTGGAACTCTTAAGGCAAAGGGGCGCCTTAACTCATATACCTTTGGTAGTGAGTTGATTACTACAGGGGATTTCTCAAGTGCAGGTGACTGGGAGGTTCAGGCGAATGCTCTTTGGTCGATAGCCGACGGGAAGGCGAGTTGCTCAGACGTATCGGCAGAAAATAGTTGGATAGGCAAGACCTCAGGTGTAGCGATTGAGCCATACAAAAGATATAATTTCAGAACGAAAATAGGAGATGTAGGGAGTACTTCTGAAACAATGATTAATGTTGACCTTGCATACTCAGGGTTTCACGCAGAAACAGTAATAGGAAACGCAGAAATAAACTGGACTTATCCAAGCGGTAGTGGTACTCAGGAGGCCATGATGATATACTCCATTTATTACAATTGTGACGAGCCGTTTTCTATTGACGATGTTTCCCTGAGAGAGGCAGTCCCTAATTGCACTTTAGTATTCGCACCAACTGGAACTCTTACAAATGTAGGTATATCGTTACAAGGTTCTTCATCATTAACATTCTCCGAGGCTGCGTCATTAAAGGGAATGGGGCAGTTGCGTTCTTATACCCTTAGTACTGAGAAGATTGCAAACGGAGGGATGGACTCTACCTCAAGTTGGGAGATAACAGAAGGTTGGGAGATAACAGGAGGTGTAGCGGTATATGATGGCATATTGGATTATCAATCATTATATGAGGTTGATAGTAGGCTTGCTATTCCTTTAGATGCTGATAAGAGGCACGTTCTATTGTTTGATGTCATTCCAATTGATACCAACTTCATGCGGATAAGGTTGCGTTCCGGTGATGGAGATTTTGATATATTACCTGCTATTTATTATTATCAGAAAAGGTATCGAATTAACTTCCCCGTTCCCCTTCTTAAAGAAGACGGAGGTATTCGATTCTATATGTATAATGACGGTGGGGTGGGGCATTTGGATAATGTTTCTCTGAAATCAATTATTCCAACCTGTCAGCTTGCATTTACTCCCGCAGGAACTCTTACAGATGTAAGTATAGGCGAAGGCCCAATTGACGGAGCAACCACAATCACTTTCAGTGAAACGGCATCGTTAAAAGGCCGGGGCTCAATGTCGGGAGTTTCGACGATAACATTTAGCGAAGGGGCTGTCTTAAAAGCTAAAGGGATACTACAAGGTACAACAAGCCTCACGTTTAATGAAAATGCAGTATGGACGGCTACCTCTCATATAACAGGAGCGAGCACTCTTGAGTTTACCGTCGCAGGAGACCTCTCGGGCGGAGCGGCTGTATATGGCTCTGCGGGGATTACATTCACTACGGCTGCTATATGGACCGCTTATGCTCATATAACAGGAGTAGCCAGTATAACCTTTACCGTTGCTGCCGATATCTCTGGCACGGATTACACCGACGGCACGACGTCAATTACTTTTGGCTCAAGTGCCCATATTACAGGTAGAGCTCAGACCACAGCATCCTCAAGTATAACTTTCAGCTCTGCCGCTAATCTTATTGGCAAAGGCATACTGACCGGAACGTCTGGAATTACATTCTCTCTGACTGCGGCACTCAAGGGTCGGGCAATGGCTACCGGAAGCACCAGTATAACATTTGTCGGTATCGCTGCGGTAACAGGTACGAACTATATAAACGGAACTACTGACCTTACATTCTCAGAGGTCGCAAGTCTTAAGGGTAGAACAAGCCTAGAAGGAGTTTCCGCCCTTACTTTCTCGGTAGCAGGTAAGGTCGCCTTTACCGGGGAGATGACAGGGGTTGCTAGTATTACCTTTACCGGTGCGGGTGAATTAAAGGGAAGAAGCGCTCTCGTAGGTATCTCTGCTATTGATTTTGCGATGGTTGCCGTCCTTAAGGGGCACGGGTTTATGATAAGTGTAATCTTACTCTCATTCTCCACCGGGGCTAATCTTAAGGGTCGGGGCGTTATGGGCGGGGTGACAGACATTACATTTGCGGTCACAGGCACGGGAGGATTTGATGCCGATATAACCGGGGTGGCTACAATAGTATTCGCTTTATCCGGAACAATCAAAGGGCGCACTGCCTTACAGGGCTCTACTCAATTATTACTCCAACCTGCTGCTCATATAATTGGTCATATAGGTATTCAGGGGTCGACTTCCATAGAATTCACTACGTTCATGATCTTCTCTGTAGGATTTGGTATACTAAAGTATTGGACTGGCGTGGCTTGGACTAGAAGAAGTATCATAGAGCCCACTTATTTATGGTACAATGGAGAGTGGCAATTACTCGATACAAGGTAAAATAACTCTAAATATAGACTGCCGTTCGGAATAAAGTTTTTATATTTGAGTAAAAGTAAAAACATGAAGATATTAGCACTTGTTTACAACACAACGGATAGTTGTAGCTTTTACCGTGCAGGGGGAATTTTCCCTGATCTACAACGCAAGATGGATGCAGATATTGATCTTGTAGCATGGAATGAAATAGTCCTTCAGTGGCAGAAAATAATTCAATACGATATTATTTTTATGCAGCGCCCTTTCTCGGATGAAGCACTTAGCTTCTGTTCATTCATGAAGAATTTTAACATACCTATGTGGATGGATTACGACGACAACCTGTTTGCCGTGCCCGCAGAGAACAAGCTCGCCAGAATGTATGGCCCGGAAACCAGAGAGCGACTTAAGAAGATCGCAGCACTGGCCGACGTCATCACAGTGGCCACTCCGGAGCTTAAGGTTCTGTTTGATGAGCATAATAGCAATGTAGTGATCGTCCCGAACGCATTCAATGACTTTATCTTTAAGGAACGCCCGTTACGCCATGCAGATCAAAAGATGGTTACATGGAGGGGTTCTGATTCTCACATTTATGATGTTATGTCGGTCGGCGATCAGCTCAACCAACTAACTGAAGAGTACGAAGATTGGCAATTCTTGTTTATGGGATTTCACCCGTGGTACCTTAATGAAGGGACGAACGTATTCGCCCTCCCGGCAATGGACGTCATGCTCTACTTTAAGAACATGGCTCAAATGCAGGCCCCGGTCCTTATCACTCCACTGCATGACAGTGATTTTAATCGATGCAAGTCTAACATTGCATACATTGAGGCATCCTATTTTGGCTCAGTATGTGTATGCCCTGACTTTCCAGAGTGGCAGAAACCCGGAGCTATCAACTATGAAAACCAGAAACATTTCTATTCAGCGGTTAAGGGAGTTATTAACAATGAGGTCGACGTTGTTGTTGAAAACCGTAAAGCATGGGAATACGTCACAGATGAGCTAATGCTGAGTAAGATAAACATAAAACGCATGGAAGTTATTAACAACTTATTATGACAAATTCGACACTAGTTCAGTTATTTGAGACACACGGAAGACGGAGATACTACACCGACAAGGGTGACGGACACTCGTATCTTCCGGTTTACGATAAGCTGTTTGCACCCTATAAAGACAAGGCGATCAACCTGTTTGAGGTAGGACACTCCGCCGGTGGTGCGCTTCGTTTATTCGATGATTACTTCAGGCACCCAGACACCCGGATAATTGGGATAGACCAGTCAGATAACGACTGGATTACTATGTACGATCGGAAGCCTTATGATACAGAGAGGGTCGAGACCTTTCTTCAGGATGCCAATCTCTTAGATCGAGAATGGTTTAATCGCCGGAACTTCTGGCCCGACATCGTGATAGAAGATTCTAATCACCAGTTGGATACTCAGCTATACATTGTAAAAACCCTTCTGCCGATAATGAGGCCCGGAGGCCTTCTTATTATAGAGGACGTACTTGACCCGGTTGAGCGAGTTAAGGAGTTCGAGAAATTAGGAATAGAGTTTGAATTATTCGACCTTAATCACATTAAATATACTGCAGATAACGCACTAATAGTCTACAGGACATGATAGACAGAAGAGAAACCAAGTTAATTCGCCCGTGGTGGGAGTATGACGACCTTCATAAGCAGATGTGGAAAGATGAAGATATAACTGTCATTATCTGCGAGCGAGACACTCTGGATATAACTCGGCTCACCTTGGAGTCACTCTTGCGATTCTACCCTGATATACCTATCCTATTTGTGGACGGTGGCTCTGAAGATGGGTCTCTTGAGTATCTTAAGTACATGGGCAGGAAGCATTCCAATATAGAAGTGTGGCATCGTGGTGGACGTAATGGTCACGGAACTATGCTCGATGATGGGATTAGGCAGTTTATAACAACCAAGTATATATTGTTAATGGACTCAGATGTCATTGTGCGAAGAGGCGGTTGGATTGAAGATATGCTTGAGCAAATGGAATCAAGGGATATTTATGCCATAGGTACAATTATGCTTGTCACTAACTCGAATGATGGATGCGGGGAGCCCAAGGATGATAATGACATTCTTAGGTACGCTCACCCGTCCTGCTCCATGATTAGAAGGTCTACCTATTTGACCTTACCTCCATTTATAGAGCACGGGGCGCCACTGGTTCATAATATGCAGGAGGCTCAGAAACTTGGATTAAAGGTTGAATATTACCCGATCGAGTACTACTGCGCACATATGTCCGGGGCAAGCTACAATGACCCTAGAACGATATGGCGGACCGATATGGGAGTCCATATGAGGCCGCTAGTGACATTTATCATACCTCGTGATGTTGGACTGTATCTGGGAGATCAGATCGATAAAGACTTTGATATAGTTTACGCCGGGCCTATTCATAAGGAAAAAGTTGTTATTCATGATGTTGGACATTTTAATGTAGGTAACGATGTATTCCAGTTAAGGCACCGGGTTACTGGCGACTATGTTTGCAAATTAGAGACGGACTGCGCTTTACCGGAAGACTTTATAAAGAATGTTCGATTGGATTTAACGAAAACGTATTGCCCTGATGTTCTTAATGTAGACGGGGGAATAAAAATAGTAAAACGAGAAATATGGCAGCAGACAGACTCCCTATCATAGGGTTTATGCACATTTGTATGATTAATGAGTATCTTGAGATCGTGGGAGAGCAAATAAACCTTATGGTGACGTCTGGGCTCTATGATGAGGTAAAAAGAGTAGATATCGGATGTGTGGGGCCAGAAGAGAACTTGGAGCTCTTAAAACGAGCCTATAAGCCTTTTGACAAGTTGCATTTTCAGATACATAGCAAGGATATCGAGAAGTATGAGTTTTTGACATTGGGTATGCTGCAGCAAAGATCGATTATTTCCGCTCAGTTCCACGGGTTCTATATTCATACTAAAGGTGTAAGTTGGCCGGGGCATGAAGGAGGAAAGCATTGGAGAGATTATATGAATCACTATATACTCACTAAATGGCAGGATAATATCAGGATGTTAGAGTTCGGATATGATACCTGTGGTGTAAAACTTGTTAATAAAAGATTCCCGCTCCACTATTCAGGAAACTTTTTCTGGTTCAGCTCAGAATACGTAAAGGTCCTTCCTAAGGTGCTTAAGTCCGATATGACTGACAGGTTTAATGCTGAAATGTGGATAGGCTGCGGGCAACCTATTTGCGCTACACTATGTCAGCAATTTGTTGATTACGATACTCAAGGGAAGTTTATTCCTAAAGACAGTAAATGTATAACTCAAAAAATAGAATCATGACAAATTATTGTTTCACACTAGCTTACAACCTTCCGTCAGAGGTAGAGAAGGCAACCGAGATGCTCTACAGGCTCAATTCAAACAGCAAGTTCCGTCATTTGATTGTTGACCTTGGATTTCCTTTGATAGTTGGCGACGAAATTCCTAAAGACCTCAAGAAGGCGAAAAAGCATAACACAAAACTTCTTAAGGAGACTTGTGTAAGATATGGCTCAGAATATATTGAGATGGAAAATATTGGAGTCTCTCAGAACTGGACTCAGGTTTATAAGCACCTGAAGTTAGCTGACGATGACGTGTTGATTGGAGTTGACCCAGACGAGCACCCTAAAGGCTTTGGGTGGGTTAAGGCCATGGGCGACGCAATCCGGAACATGGACCTTGGGCTATGCTCTCTGATGATGGAGGACCACGTACCTCTTATGAGTGGGATTCCTTACAGTGAGCAAACCATTGAAGGTACAAGGCTGTACTTTCTGCCTGCAGGCTCCTTGAACTGGGCTTTGATCGGTATAAGCGGTAAGTTTCTGAATAAGATTAAAAAGATACCATTTCCGGAGAAGGCGCCTAGATACGGGTGGATTGAGGCCGAACTGTATCCATTATTTACAAAACACAAGATGACATGGGCTGTGCTTGCCGATTACATGGTGGAGCATACAGACTATGAGCACGGGCACCCCGGTACTTCTAAGCTCTTAAGGGAGTGGAAGAACCAAATCGTGTTTAAAGTCGAAGACGGCCAGATGTCTTTTGACGAATTCCTTAAGGCAAAGAAGAAGAAATGATATTAGTAACTGGATGTGCGGGTTTTGTGGGCAGTAATATCGTTAAGAGATTGCTCTTGGAGGGGCACGATGTTATCGGGGTAGATGATCTTTCGTTTGGCGATGAGGCCAATGTTCCGAAAGAACTCACATGGTATAAGATGAAATTTGAGGACCTAACGGAATGCAAAATGAATAAATGCGATATACTTATTCATGCCGCTACAGCAAATATCATCTACGCAATGGACAACCCGGTCGAGACTTTTAAAACCAACGCAGAAGGAACTCTAAAACTGTTTGATAAATTCGCAGGAAAAATCATTTACTTAAGCACGGCATCCGTCTATGGCAACGCCTTGTTGTTACCAACCTCGGAAGACGCTGAAGCACAGACTACTAACGCATACGATTTATCGAAGTATGTTGCGGAGATTGCTTTGAAGCTCAGAGGTGATTACACTACATTAAGGCTCTCTAACGTATACGGGGAACAACAAAGGGCGTCGAACCCTTATTGTGGGGTTATTGGGAAACTGGTTCATGCCGCAATGCGTGATATTGCGTTTACAATAACCGGGGGATGGGAGTCAACCAGAGATTACACATACATACAAGACGTGGAGGACGCTGTACTTTTGGCTATTAAAACCAAGTCGTTCAATACTGAGTTTAATATCGCTACAGGGATAGAGACCTCTATCGAGGGATTGATAGTTGCGGTCCGAGAAATCACCGGGAAGAAAGTTTACTTTGGCAGCACAACACCAAGAAAGATTGACGGAATTACCCGGCGCTGCCTTGATATAAAGAAGGCGAAACGGTTTCTAAAATGGAAGCCCACCACTAACTTACTGCAGGGATTGGCCTTTACAATAGACTGGTACAAACATGACAGACATATCAAATAAATATCGTGACGAATTTCTGAAGGAGCAATTAAAGGTTGCGAAGAAATACAAAAGACTCATGGCCATGTCGGGAGATGAGATTGCCAGACTTGTGAGAGACCCTAACTCTAAATTATTCAAGGAGTTTGATTTTTCCAAGTACCCGAGGTTACAGCGGAAGATTGCAGCGATAATCGCTACCTTTCATGTAAAGGCTCTTCGATTAACTGAGGATGAGATCAGAAAGGCATGGCGTCTTTCTAATGGTAAGAATGATGCTCTTCTGGATGATTACCTTAGGGGTTTGGTCGACGTGGCCGCCATGAAGGGGAGTGGAGTGCTTTATGTTGCGAATAGAGATATCATGGAGGCGTTCATCTCACGTACCAGAGGGGCCGAGACGCTATCTGCATCTGTATGGAAGATAAGTAATCAGTTGAGAAAAGAATTAGAATTGCAACTTGGATTGGGAATTATGAATGGTGATTCTGCAGATACGATTAGTCGTCGTATCAGAAGATACCTAGATAATCCAGAGGCTTTATATAGAAGAGTGAGAAATAAATATGGCGACCTTATTCCTAGTAAGGCTATGTCAGAATATCACCCCGGCCAAGGAACTTATAGATCGGCCTACAAGAATGCGGTTCGAGTAGCAAGGACTGAAACAAATCAAGCCTACCTGTTATCGGACCATTACCGATGGGAGTCAAATCCGTTAGTAGAAGGGGTTAAGATAGAATTATCCTCACAGCATCCTGAATATAAATTTGTAGAAATATGTGAAGAGTTAGAGGGAGAATACCCTACTGGCTTTGTATTTAGTGGGTGGCATCCACAGTGCTTATGTCATGCAACACCTCTTCTGGCAAACAGGGAAGATTTCAGGGCATGGCTAAGAGGGGAAGAGAAGTTGACGACCAACCCGATCAAGGCGACGCCGCCAAATTTCAGAGAGTGGATTGCTAATAATATTGATCGCCTTTCTGAGTACAAGTCTGTACCTTATTACATACTTGATAATCAAGCTATTATAAAGGATATCTTGCATCGTTAAAAAAACATATTGAAAAAAGGGAATTTTGTACTAACTTTACTAAATGAGAAATTAATATGAAAACAAAGATTTTAGAAGCCTTGAAGACCAAATTTGATGGGGTTCAGGACGCAATACTCAACAGGGTTATCGTTAAGCTCAAGCTCGATAAGACTGTTAAAGAAGAAGGGGATGTCGAAGCTGCTGTCGAAAAGGTTACGTTTCAGCAGGTCGTAGATTCATACGGAGATAGTAGGGCCACAGAGGCGTCTACTACTGCCGTTAAGACATTCAGGGAAAAGCACGGTATAGGGGAAGACGGAAAGCTGATTAAGAAGGCCGACCCAATAAAGAAAGACCCAGACCCGGACCCTGACCCTGACCCTAATGAACCCGCATGGTTCAAGGCTTATAGGGAGAAAACTGAGAAAGAGCAATCCGAACTAAAGGAGAGGCTCGATGGGATAAACAAGGCAAAGACCGAGACCGAGCTAATGGGGAAACTCACCAAGAAACTCGAAGAAAAGGGACTTGACAAGACTTTTATTCCTTTATTCACCCGTAATCTGACTATTGAGTCAGAGGACAAACTCGACGAACTTACGGAGACTATCAATACGGACTATGAAAAATTCGTACAGGATAAGGCCGATGAAGGGGTCGTGATTAGCATTCCCAAGGACTCTACATCAAAACCTAGCGCTTCTGATGCAACCGCAAAGAAGATTGCCGAGGATAAAAACGATGGGGTTAGCGAAGGAGTGAAAGGAAAAGAGTTATAAATTTAAAATTAATTAGCGATGCAAATAACTTCAGGTTCTATAGCGGGAAGAATATCTGTTTTCGAGAATATTCTCGAAGATGTTCCCGGTGGCGTCGGTCTTAATGTTACTCGGTTGGATTACCTGACCGCAAATAAAGAGTACATTCAGGCAGGAACGCCCGTTTATGTTGATCTTGCCACTCGTGTTGCTGAAGTCTGTAAAACGGCTTTAGGAATTGACGGAGGTGGCGCTACAGCCCCGAGAGTTAATAAGCTCCATCATTTTCTTGTTGGAGATTATCTTAACGACGGGACTACCGGTGCGTATATTTCAGCCATTGATTCTTCGGATGATGACTATGACGTGCTTACCGTGAATACAGCAGTTACGTATGCTGCAGGTACTAAGTTCTTTGAAGGAACAGTTTCAGGTACCTCCGCAGTTCTTAAGTACACTCCTAATGGAATGGTTAAGTCACCAGAGTACATTAAGAATGGTAACGCCGACGTGCCAGTCGTAAAGATGGGAACAGTAAGAGAAGACGCTCTTGTACACTGTATTCCAGACCTTTACAAGACTGCTCTCCGGTCTGCTACGGGAACTTCTTTAATAACCCTTGTTTAAATTATAAATTATGAAAACTCCAATAATTGAGGGTATATCCCAAGCGGGCCTTACGTCTTACCTTAAGGCAAGACAATACGAGGCAATGTACTGGCCAACTCTGTTCCCTATTCAAAATGTTAATTCCTTGGATGGAAAGACATTGATCGGGGATAAAGGTTCTAGAATTGCAGCTCACGTAATTTCCTACGATGCGAAAGCACCGGAGGCGAGCCGTAAGTCTATGACTACTCAATACTTCGACATACCGAAGATCGCCCAATCGAGAAGGAAGACCGAGAAAGAAATCATCGAACACCAAATCACCCGGTCGATACGGGGTAATGACGCCGTGATCGAGGATTATTTCAATGACGTCGACTTCTGTATTGATTCAGCTAACGCAAGGATAGAATGGATGGTTCTACAGGCGCTTTCCCTGACGAAATTACAACTCACGTATAACAACAACCCTATGGGTATTGTTAACGAGACTGTGATTGACTTTGGAATGCCCACGGCCAACAAGAAGACTGTCGCCGTTATCTGGTCATCTGGAAATGCAGCTACAATGACTCCACTTGTGGACTTTAAGGCTGTAATAAAGGCGGCGAGAGCTAAAGGAATATATTTCGAGAGGATGCTGATGCACCCTGATGCGTTCGACCTTATCACAGGTTGTACAGAGTTCCAAACTGCTTGCAAATCATTACTGGTTGGCGAGAGTACAGTTCTTGGAACACTAGGTATAGAAACCGCAAACAAAGTGCTGACAGCGCTTAGACTCCCTCCTATCAGTCTGATCGAGACGAGTGTAGGAATCGAGACTAAGGCAGGTGCCGTTTCGGAATCTAATCCTTGGGACACTTCTCACGTAACCTTTGTACCTACAACTGTTCTTGGAAACCTCTATAACGGCCCTATAGCCGAAGAGATCGAGAGACCTACGCAGGTAATACAGGCTAAGAGAGGAAATGTTCTTGTGAGTCTACAGAGAGATTTTAACCCGGTTTCAGTTCTGACCAAAGGAGAATGTAATGTTTTCCCATCATGGCCAACTGTTGACAGGTGTTTCTCATTGTATACTGCTCACGCATCCACTTGGGCTTAAAAATATAGCCGTCCTTCGGGGCGGCTTAATTTCTTTGACATGACAAATCTTGAGGCATTAAAAGCTAAAGTCGGATATCCTTTATCAGACAACTCGTTGAAGGTCGCTCTCAGTGGGAGGGCCATTACAGCGGTAGATACTTTTGATAGCACGGTCGATGTTAGTTCCTTTGAGTTAGCGTACGCTGACTGTCTCACTACAATATTATCAACACCTAATAGTGTTAGTGAGGGAGGTTTTTCGGTTACGGTAGCAGACAGGGAGACATTAAGAAACCTTGCCAATAAAATATATACCAAGTACGAACAGGCGAGTCCTATCTTAAAGAATAATCCTACGGGAACATTTAAACAGATATGGTAGATCAGTATCCCGATAGCGTTGTTTTTACCGTGAACCCGGCGATGAGTCAGGACCCTAATACTGGGGTTTACTCAGCCGCCACAGGAGACTCTACGGTCAATACGTTCGAGTGTAGAGCCGAGCTGAACTCGAAAGGGTTTAAGGTTCCGGGAAAGGATGGCGCAATGGTG